CTTGCGTGCTTTTGCCGTACACATGGAGCGCGCCAAACGGTTTCCCACCGATGCACTCCGTCAGCGTCAGCGGATTGCCGGAAAGCGTCGCGTCCTCGCCGCTGGTCACGCCCTCGTACAGCTTGCGGATGAAGGCGCCATAGAGGCGGTTGTCGCGCTCCACGCCCATCTTGGCGGCAATGTCATCCAACACGTCGCCCAGCAGCCGCCCTTGTGTCCGGATGCCCAGCCCTGCCGCCAGCGCGTCCAGCTTGCCGCGGAAGCTGCACTTGTCGCAGGGGATGGCGTACTGCGCAAGAATCGCCGTCAGTCTTTCTCCGTCTGTCATCGGGTGTCGTCCTCCTTGGTGGTGAATTTGGGGTATCAAAAAAGCACCGTGCGTGTGCAGGGTGCTTTTAGCGAATTTCTTCGATTGTCTTGATTTCTTCTGGGCGGAACTCTATCAGCTGCCCGTCTATGCTGCGGATGATGATGCTCTCTCCCTCTGGATTGTTATCTTCGGGAAACACATAATCCACCACAACGCCCGCGAACTTCTCCTGTTCGTCCGCTGTAATCAGGACTTTCTTGCCGCAATAGTTTCTGATGCTCATTCTGTTTCTATCTTTTCCAGTTCGTTTTCTTGGCAGTCGTACAGCGACCACTTGCAAGGGTAGTCTGCTGTTTCGTCCACGTTCTCTGCATCGCTTTCCACAACGAAACGCGCCGAATTGCCAGCTCCGCAAACGTCTACAATCTGCCCTGTTACGCCGTTGCGCAATATGCGAACGTGGTCGAAAAGTTCCAGCATGTCTATCACTCCCTATGCGCTGTAATTAGGCGCGGCATAGCGTCAGGGCTATCCTTCGCCCAAACAGTTCGGAATCTTTTCTTCTCGCCTAACCCCAAATAAGCATACAGGCTAAAGCGGTAACTGCCATTTGGTTGCTGCTTGAAGTCGAACACCTTGCTCAAATCATAGAACGCCTCGATGTCGGATGCCAATCGCAGTGATTCCATTTCTATCGTTTGAGGGTCGGAACTGTAACCTACGTCAAGAAACTCTTGGAAATGCTTTGCGCCGGGAAGCAGAAAGTATTTCTGAATTTTGTCTTGATGAATGACAAAACCCTTTTTGCTCACATAGTTTGCTTCCTCGTGCATTATACCACTTTTTGTTTGACTTTTCAAGGTTTCGGACACTCTGACGTACTTCTCCTCAAACTCCCTGAACCCCTCCGCCTTGTCCAGCCCGAAGAACTGCGCCCTGTCCTTCATGGTCTGCAACTCGTCCGCATTCAGCGCCCACTTCGCCCTTGTCAGCGCCACGCACCGGCAGTTGCAGTCCTCTTCCGGTCGCCCGAATGCGCCGGGGTATTCCGCCTTCTTGCCGTCTATCTCGAACGGCTCGCCGACTTCGCGAATCTGCCCGTCCAGTACGCGGTGATCCGTGCGCGTGTTGCCATCCAGCACGGCATCCCACTGCTTCACGACTTGGCAGCCTTGACCCTTGGCGGCGTTGCGCGCGTCATCAGCGGATTGCTGCTGAATGCGGTGTCCTTCGGTGCGGACAATCGTTTTGGCGCGTTTGAGCGGAATGCCGGAAGAAATCTGCACCTGACGGGCAATGAAGCTGTAATCGCTGCCGATGGAGATGCCAATGGAAATCTCCCGGCGGATGGTCTTCTTCAGCTTCCGCATATCCACGCCGAGTTCACCGTACAGCCGCCCGCTGAGCTTGCTGTCCGTGCGGACGGCGCGGGTGACGGCACGCTGGTCAATGGGGGCGAGAATCGGCATTCCCTGCTTGTGCAGGCTGTACATTGTGCCGACGTAGCCGTGCTGATAGCTGCGTGTCAGGTATTCTTCGATGGTCTGATTGCTTTTCTTGTGCAGTTCGTCCAGCGCGGCGTTGATTTGGGCTTTCATCGCCTCCTGATAGCGCTTCTGATAAATCTTCGATTGCGTCATTTCGTCGCTTTCGAGGATGCGGATGTGGTTGTCGATGCGCCGAATCGCCCGCTGGTATGCCTTTTCCAGTGCCTTGATGGTCTCCTGCTCATCATCGAGCATGGCTTGCAGGGCTTCCTTCTCGCTCTTGCGCATTCACATCACCCCGCTTCATCCTCTTCCGCCGGAACGTCATCCAGCACCACATCCGCCGTGTCGCCGCCTGATTTCGTCCGCCCGCGAATCGTCTTGTAGTCCAGTTCCAGCACGTCGCAGATGTTTTCCAGCAGCGTTTCGTCATCCAGCACGTCCGCAAGCGCCAGCAGCGTGTTCACTTGCGCCTGCTGCTTCTGCGCGTCGGTCAATGCAATCTGCGCGTTGTCCAGCGCGTTCGCCATCACCTCACGCTGGAAATCGAAATACACGTCCTGCATCTGGTAGTCTGTGCCGCCGGATTCGTTGATTTCCGCCAAAACGATTTTCAGCAGCTTGCGCATGAACTGCTTCAAGCGGATTTCCAGCTTGTTGCACTTGAGGTCAAGCAGCGCATAGCGGCTCTTGATGACGATGTTCGTCACGTTGCCGTCGCCGACCTGCGCGGCGTTGAAGCCCATGCCGAAGCGGTAGATGTTTTTCTCGTCCAGTTCCAGCTTCGTCTGGCGCGCCTGATAGGGAATGTCAATCGTGCGAATCTCCACGTCGCCGCCGGAATCCGGGATGCCGATGTGCTTTTTCGCCCGGATGTTCGTCATCAGCTCATCGAGATTGTCGCCCTCAAAGCCCTTGACGACGTAGAGGACTTCGTTCGCGTCCTGAATGTTGTTGGATAGCCCGCAGGACATGAGGTCGTAGTCGTCAATCAGCCCCTTGATGGTTTTGAGGCCGGAGAACTGCTTCTGCCCGTTGTCCAGGCGGAAGAAGGGGATGAAGCCGAAGC